GTGAAGAGGAAATAATAATGAGAGTTACAAAATCTGAATTAAGAAATATGATAAAGGAAGAATTAGGTAGAACTAAATCCTTAAATGAATCATTCAACGTTGATGGAGTAATGGAAAAAATTAACGAACTACTAGAAGATGAAGGGTGTCATCCTTACACGTTTGAAATGGCATATGATGAACCTGATGCATATGATGATTACATTGATGATAGAACGATGAAAATGATAAATAAATTATATGGTGATTTTGAAAAGTCTTTAATAAATTATTTAAAATTTACAAGTAAAATTAACCTATAATATAAATTCCACACGGTCCAAAGAAACTACCAACTGTTTCTCAGTTTGGTAGTTTTTTTTATATTTTTATATTTATAACCAAATGAAAACTTATTGGTAATGTTATGAAAACTTTTATATATCCAACTAAAGATACTTCCATATATGAGGATGCACCTTACAAAAACACAGGTATTGATCAAGTTTTAGAATTAAGACATTATCTAAGCGAGGGAAACATTCCTTATAATTCAAGAATACTAATAGATTTTAATTTGACAAATATAAGTCAATCTATATCAAGATCTGTCATTACTAATCCTAAATTCTTCTTGAGGTTATTTGCTACAGATGCTTACGAAATAAAAAAGAATTATGATGTAGAAGTATTACCTATATCGCAAAATTGGGATATGGGATTAGGAAAATATAAGCACGATCCACAAACTACAAATGGAGCAAGTTGGACATACTCTTCTGACTATGCAACTGGTGATGTATGGATAACAAGTTCATACAGTGGTAGTGTGACTGGTTCTTGGTCAACTATTGCAGGTGGAGGTAATTGGTATGGTGATAGTGAATTATACTGCACTCAGTCATTTGATTATGAAACTACAGATCTAAGAGTTGATGTAACTAATATAGTAAATTCTTGGTTAGATGGTACAATTCCTCAAAATGGATTTTTAATAAAAAGAACAGATAGTGATGAGGCTGAAAATTCATATCAAACTAAATTAGGATTTTTTTCAAATGAATCTAACACTGTATTTAGTCCAAGATTAGAAATTGCTTGGGATGATTCAACGTCAGTTACAAGTTCAATAAATTTATTAAGTGTAAGTGACGATATAGTGATCAATCCATTGTTAAATTACAAATATAAAGAAAAAAGTAGAGTAAAGATAAGAGTTAATGCAAGACCTCGTTTTATGAGAAGAACGTTCGTTACATCTTCACAATATTTAGAAAACTACTACATTCCTACTTCTTCACAATATCAAATAAGAGATGCAGTAACTGGAGATATACTAATTGATTATGATGAATATACGAAAATTAGTCAAGATGAAAATGGTAATTACATTACACTTTGGTTTGATGCTTTCCAACCTGAAAGATTTTATACTATAAGTTTTAAAATTGAAGACGATAATGGTTATGTTAGTTATTATGACAATAATTATAATTTTAAGGTTGTAAGATAATATGATGTTTACTAATCCAAATATACCTTTATCTGAAGAACAGCAGTTTGATATGTTAGGTGAAGTTTCTATGGGAGAATTTGACAGAAATTCTTTTGATAACATTTTTAATGCTGATTTTACCAATTTAACTCCTGAAAATCTAAGACCTTTAGATGAAAATGAAATGGCAATGTTAAATAGGGCAATACAAAATGATCCTGAGTTACCTCTTTTAATAGATGCTTCTTTTAGAACATACCAACGTTATAGAATGTTAACTGCTGGTCAAGGTGATGATCTTCCTCCTGCATTAGTGCACGATTATATATTACGTAAAATTATAAATGGAAGTAATTTAATACCAATAGAAAAAACTCAAGTAATTCAAAATAATGAACTACAACCTTATTCAATTAATAGAACTTCCAAAGGCAGAATTATAAGTTATGAGGATGTGGATAAGAATGAAACTAAATATCTTCAAGTAGAATTAATAAATGAAATTTATAGTAAAGAACAAATTAATCATATTTTTGATATTGAATTTGAAGAACTACAATTGCAATTGCAGAATGCAGAAGGTATAACGAATGAAAATGCTGCTCTCCAAGCAGAATTAGATAGATTAAGAAATGAATTGATAGATATGCAAAATTTATTAGATGCAAGTAGAGAAATAAATGATAATTTATCAAAAGAGTCACAGAGAAATCAAAAAGCATTAGATGAAGCAAATCAAGCATTAGAAGAATTAGCAGATGCTATGCAGCAGGAACAAGAAGAATTGAAAGATCAAGTTGAAGAAGCACAAAATGGTGCTGCTAAACAACTACAAGATATGGTTGATAAGTTGACTGGAGAAATAGATAAGTTGGAAGAAGAATTGGATAAGAAAACTGAAGAATTGAATGATGAATTAGACAAGAAAACTGAAGAATTGAATGATAAAATCGATATAAATGAAGATAATATAAATGAATTAGAAAAAGAAATTGCAACTTTAAATGAAAGAATTAAAAACACTAAAGATGAATTGTCAGAAACTATAAAATCAAGTGGCAGAGATTACGAAAGATTAACTGATGCTTTTTTAGAAGCAACTAAAAAGGCAGCATCTCAAGGAAGTAGTACTGGTAGAGCAGATGTAGGTGCAAATACAGGTCAGCAACAAAACAACCTTACTTCAACTGATAATGATAATAAAGAAACCAATGATAGGTTTACTCAAAATTATATCATAAATAATAAATCATTTAGGTTTAACTTAGATAGTTACTATCCTGATTCTAAACTTTTAAATAGTTTACAGAATAATGTCAAAAGAATAGATACACTTACAATAAGCAATCTTGAATTTCCTGCTGACAAAAATACCCTAAGAGATTTAATCTCTTCAGTAGAAAATCAAAAATCTAATATCAAGTCAAGACGTGACAAATTAACTGGTGTTATGGAACAAAGACCTGAAAGTCAGTCTAAACAGAAAGATAAAGATAAATTCAATATCAATCAAATGTTAGGAATGGAAGAAGCAATTGATACTGTAATTTCACTTGCAAAACGTAAATTGGAAAGAAGACCTACCTTTAATGACATTCCAATTAGTGCAGGAGGAAATGTAGGTAATGGAGGTAGTGTTTTAAACTTCATATCAGGTTTAAATAATGGAGCAACTGGAACACAATTTACTGGAGCAGGTGGTGGAGAAATAATCGATAACAATACTAAAAAAAGTACTGGAAATAGACAAAGTGTAACAAGTTCATTGAGAGATCCAAAAGCAAAAGATCCAAATGATAAAGGTAATAGATTTATATAAAGAAATAAAAAATGGCTACAATAAACTATAAAAATAACACAGAATTAATACCATTTGTAGGGCCTATGAGTGGGGAAAGATTTGAAAATGAAAAGAAGGTTTTATTAAAACCAACTTTAAAACAATCCACTTTCCTTGTTAATAACTCTGATATATCTGTAGGTGGAGTTGCTACAAGATCAGATCAGGTCGAAATGCACTTATATTCTGAAATAGGAACTTACATAGGTTCAACTTATAATATTGAAGATGTAGGATTAACTTTAGATTCTAATGGTATGAGAAATATAAAGTTAAATGTACACGACGATATTAGAAGATTTGGAATTAATAGAGGTGATTTTAAATTTGTATATAATTTTATTAGAAATGTAGTTGGTTCTAACGTAGGTAATGAAAGGCTATTTGTATATGAAATTTCACCTTCAAGAAGGGAATTGATAATTAGATTGACAGATCCAAATTCTGCCAACTTAGTTAGACAATCACTTAACCTTAACAAAATGATTTCAGATAATGCTGATGGTACATCACATATTAATTTTGTTTTAAATTTTAGCAGTAATAGAATTTACAATGTTATTAATATTAGAAATACAAATGAATTAAACGTTCACGAATATGCTGTTAAATTATTAGAACCATTACCTAATGAAGTGGATATTCATAATCAATTATGGATAGGTATAGAACTACTAAAGCCATATACAGATAACATACATTTAATTCCAAGTGAATTAGAAAAATCAGGAAATTACATTAAACCTGCTAACTTTAATGTAGAAGTTCAAGATTGGAAATCAACTGAAATAGATTTCAAAAATTGGAATGAAATTTTAGGTTCTAATTCTTTCACTTCACAAAAACTAATAGATGAATATATTAGTGGAAGTTTCTCAGGAATAGACATTAGTATAGATTATAGCAGATTTGAAAACTTTATTAATTTTTCTTCAGCAAAAGAAAGAATTAATAATTTTATGTATAAATTAAGAATGAAAGAGTATTATGATAGCCAAATATCTGAGTTAGAAACATATACTGGTTCATTAGGAAATAATAAAACAAATTTAATAACATTAAAAAATAATTTAATAAGTGGTTTTGATGGATTTGAGAAATTTTTATATTATGAACAAACTTCAAGTTTATTTTCGCACACTATCAATAGTGCAGAGTATCAACCTTTTCCAAAATCAAATAGTGATTATCCTTATCAGTTATATTCAATAAGTTCATCACAAGCAATAGAGTGGTTTAATGATATATATGAAAAGGCAAGTGATTATGACATTACTAATTTTAATTCTCTTATGAGGACAATTCCTGAACATATAATAGATAGTGGAGAGAATGATGATTTTGTGTTATTCATAAATATGATAGGTCATCACTTTGATATAATTTGGACTTATATCAAACATATGAATGATATACTCAAAAGAGATGAACACCCACAAATTGGATTATCAAATCAGTTACTTTTAAATGTAGCAAAATCTTATGGTTGGAATTTAACACATAACAATCAGAAAGAAGATTTATGGAAATATACTTTTGGAGTTGAAGAAGATGGTGAAATGTTTGTTAGTGGTTCAGGTCCAAATCAGACAAAACCAGGTAGAAAGAGAATGTATGAAACTTGGAGAAGAATTGTAAATAATTTACCATATATACTAAAAACTAAAGGAACTTCAAGATCTGTAAAAGCAATAATATCTTGTTATGGAATACCTCAGTCAGTAATGAGTATAAGAGAATTTGGAGGACCTCAAACTGATGAAATAAAACCAACTATAAATTACACTAAATATGAAAATCTAATAGAATTAAAAGAAAATTCTTATGTGAGTACTCCTTGGGCTAAGATAAGTGGAAGTAACTATCCATCTTCGATAGAGTTATTAACTAAGACATTAGATAGTAGTATATTTGATCAAAGAGGTTATGGCAAATCAACTTTATTTCAAATAGGTTCAGGAAGTGATACTAAATTAATGGTAACTTTAGAACCAGTAGGTGATGATAAAGATAGATCCAATGTACATTTACACATTAGTGGTAGTAATGGGTATATAACAAGTAGCATAAATGATGTATTCTTATTTAATGGTAATTATCACAACTTTACACTTCAACGTTCTGAAGATAATGACAATGATACTGCAGATCAAAAATACACCTTATATGTCAAATCTAATAGATATGATAGGATATTTTTAGATGAGCAGGCTTCTATAACTATTTCAGGATCTTTGGGGTTAGTGTCTCAATCTTACAACAATTCTTGGACAAATGATAATGATTTATATGTTGGGTTAGGTGATAATTATGATAATTCAAAATATTTTTCAGGTTCATTATTCTCTATAAGATATTACAATGCTAATTTAAACAATACTGTAATGAATAATCATACATTAGCATTAAGAGCATACAATACTAATAATATCACTTCTTCATATGATGAATTGACATTTAGAGTTGATTTCAATAATGGTGCTGTGAACCTTGATAGTACTTCAAGTTTAAATTCAACTCATCCAAATAAGAATTATACTTTATTTGACAATGGAAGAATAATGAGTGCTTCTTTATATGGCATTGATAATACCAATAAAGATTCACAAACAATTGATTATTCAATAAATGGTGTTTCTTTAGGAGGTAATACTTGGTATTCTAATAAAACAAGAATAGAAGATTCAACTGTAAATGGAGTATTATCTTATGATAAGAGAGTTGAGGTAGGAGCATTTGATAGACAGCCAAAAGATTCAAATAGATTAATGGTAGCATTTAGCCCTCAACACATAATAAATGAAGATATATTGGAATCGTTTGGTGCATATATGATAGATGATTATATAGGTGATCCAAGAGATAGGAAAAAATATAATTATAAAGATCTGACTAAGTTAAGTGAAAAGTATTGGAGAAAATATGCAAGACCTAATGATTTTATAAAATACATAAATGTATTTCAACAATACGACTTTTCTGTATTTGAACAGATAAAACAAACATTAGTATCAAGAACTAATAAAATATTGGGATTGGTAATAGAACCTAATATATTAGAAAGAAGTAAAACTATATCACCTTCAGATCCAACTTTATTACAATTGGATAAAGATGCAGACACTTTGAATTTAATTACTCTAAACTTAAATGTTAAACCACCTTTAAAGAAAACAATATTAATAGGTGAAGATCAAACCAATCCAACTTACCATTTGACTAAGAAAAATAATAAAATGGTAATAGAAAGTGATCAAATATCAATAACACCTACTAAAAGCAATAAGAAATTTAACATTTATAACGATTCTATTTTATATACTCTAAACACAAATAAAAGTTATATAAATATGAATTTATTAAATGGAGAAATTAAATGTGATGTATCAAAATACAACGTAAGAGTAGATATGTTAAGAGATAGTGTTGCAACAACTGGTGCTTCAAGTAATGATACTTCCAAATATGCATCACCTACTTGGTCTGCTATTGTAACAGGTTCTAATTCATTTAGTATAACTGGAGATACTATCATACTGGATAGTTATTTAACTTCAAATAAAAATTCTTCAACTGAACAATATTATTTGAATGATGAAGAGTATATAAATGGTACACCTTTTTCTTCATCACTTAAAGATTCAACAGTACAAGATAGAAGTACTTTACCAAGAGGAACTCAAAATCACCGTTTCTTAGGATGTAATTTATCTGCAGCAGGTTTTAATGTTAAAAGTAGTCAAACACCAGATGGTGAACCAATAGTAGAAATTAAGGCAGTTGATGGTAAAACTATCATAGTTCAAGAAAGAGACAAAGATGGTAATTTAAAAGTTGAATGACAACTTTTTTAATTTCATTGTATTTATATTTAAAATAATAAAAAAATTTGGAGAGTTATAATGGCAGCATTTTTAAATAATTCCACACTTACTTTATCAGCAATTCTAACAAAGAAAGGAAGAGAATTGCAATCTAAAGGTGAGGATTTCACAATCACTCAATTTCAAGTATCTGATGATGGTATAGACTATTCACTATATAATCCTGCACACCCACAAGGAACAGCATTTTATGGAGAAGTTATAGAAAATATGCCAGTATTAGAACCAATACCTACAGAAACTCAAGCATTGAAATACCCATTAATAACACTTAGTAGAAAAACTACAAGAATTCCAGTTATTAATGTTGGTTCAACTTCAATAGTCTTAAATGCTGGTGGAGATAAAGCAGTTATAACACCATCAACTTCAAACTTTCCTAATGGTAACAATTCATTAGGATATACAGCAATACTGTCTGATTCAGATGCTTGTATATTAAGAGCGATGGAAAATGCACCAGTTACAATTGCACCAACTACTCCAAGAGTGATTGGTGAAAATGAAGCAGCACAATCAGTAACTGTTGTTGGTATGAGTTTTGAAGTAATTGCTAAAAATCAACCACTAAGAGATAAAACAGCAACTATAATTGTATATGGTAATGAAACTGGAAGTAGAAAAGTGATAACTGTGACTGTTAAGAAAACAGAAGTAGCAACTTCAGGTCAAAGTATAACGTCTTAAATTGATGGGAGAAAAAAATGGCAATAAATGATATTATAGGAAATGGAATGATGAATGGAATGGGTGGTGGAACACCAATAGGAATAGGAGTTGGTCCTACACCTTTAGGAGGTCCATCTCCAGTTACAAATAATCCAGTATCAATTTCAGTTGGAAATTCAAGTGTTGTTTCAGCACAAGATGTATCTCAAGTAATAAACGATACTACAAGACGAAATAAACCTCAGGTGACTGCAAATATGGGTGGAACTGCTGGNAATCTAAGCAGTAACGTTCTTAATGCTCCTTCAGGTGAAAATACAATATCTGTAAATGCAGGTAATGATCTGAACAATTTGGGTAACATTAACTTTTCTCCAGTTGGTGGAACATTATCAGAGAGTGATCTTACACCTAACGATACAGGTGGTAGTAGTACAGATTTAGGATTAGGATTAGGATTACCAGGAGGTGGAACTGGTATGACTGGAGGTGGATTGAGAGCAAAACCACCTAAACCAGGACCTAATTACATATGGAATGAGCAAATGTGGAGATGGATAAGAGTAAGTAATAACTTAGGTGATGGTGGTACTACTTCTAAAAAAACTTCAGATAAAATTGATCCAATTGATCCATTATTACTAACAGATAGCAAATCAAAAATATTTAGTTTTTTTAATGCTAAAACTGACATTATTAGAAATAATACTGAGTTAATTACTAAAGGNTTATGGTCTAATGGTAGTGGTAGTTTATCAACTTTNATTTCAGGAGCAGATGCTTCAAATGGTACAATAAATCAAAAACAATATTATATTCCAATATATGACGGAGATCCTACAAGTTGCTCAAGTAAAAAACAATTTGATATTGCTTATGGTAATTTTAATGGTAGTGGTTCTTTAAGTATGGGTGGACAAGTAAATGATACACCTACAAGAGCAGTATATTCACAATTAAAATTGGCTTGTATTGAAAATGTAACTGCTGAACAAAAGTTTACATTTGGAGATGGAGAAACTGAACACGTTTATGCTATATTATTCAATCAAGATAGTATGAAAGATAGAGTTGATCCTGGAAATTGGCAATTATATTTGTCAGGTTCAAGTGGTGAAATATTAACACTTATAGACGATAGTGGAGATACTGATGAAACTTTATCAAATCAAGGTGCACACCTAACTACAAGAGTGTATAATGTAGTGTCAGGTTCTTTAGTGAATGGAGTACAAAATACTCATTCTTATGGCCAATTCTATCCTGATCAAGGTATTATATTAATTGATGCAAATTATTTAGATGCAAGTGCTTCTTTGAATACAAATGTATCATTTAATACTGATGGTGATAATGCAAGTAAATTATTCTTTGCAATTTCAGGAGCAGCACAAGTGAACGAAGCATATACTTTTGATGCAAGAAATTCACAATTAGTTACTAACGAATACTATTTCATTAGAATTGCACCTTTCGAGTATAATTATTCTAATAATCCAACGTTCGTTTCAGGAACATTAGGTGAATTTAGATATCCTTATTATGAAAGAAATCCTAAAACTTATATTACTACTATTGGATTGTATAATGATAAGAGAGAATTGTTAGCAGTTGCTAAAGCATCTCAACCTATGATTAATAGTTTTGAGGAAGAACATAATATAAGAGTTAAGTTACAATATTAAAATAATTTTGTAATATTTATAAGAAAATAACAAAGTAAGGTATTCAAATGGCAGATTTATCAACTGAACAATTAATAGAAAGAAGAGCAAGAGAGATTGCTAATGAAAGGATGAGACTTGAAAAGTCTTTAGAAACTAAACTTCAATCAGGTAAGACCTTTCAACGTTTTAATATGAATACTGATGTAATTGAAAATGCAAAAGAAACTGTAACAAGTGCATTATGGTCAAATGGTACTTCCAAACTAACTACATTTTTCACTTCATCAAATCAAACTGCTGTTCAAAAGACTTATTATTATTCAATCTATGATACTTCAGCAGCAGAAGATAAACAATTAGAAGTATCTTATGGTCATAAGCAAGGTTCAGGTTCTGGAGATACTGGTGTATCTGCATCTTATGATGCTAATAAAGTAATATATAGACAAATGGCACAATTATTACTTGATGCTGGTCAAGAAACATTCACTTTTAAAAACAATGTTACTTCTGAAAATGTATATGTTATATCTATAGATAGATCGAGATTTAAAGATAGAGTTGATCCTGGAAATTGGCAACTTAGTTTGAGTGAATTAAATGGTGATGCTTATGCAAATAATGAATATACAGGTTCAAATGTAGCAGTATCATCATCTAATAAAGTATTAACTTTTATAGATGATAGTGGTGACATAGATCAATCTGTAGCATCTGCTACTGATGCAGGTAAAGTGTATAATATTGTATCAGGAAGTTTAGTTAATGGTGCTTATGGAAGTGATACTACTGGATATGGACTGTTTTATCCTGATCACGGAATTATGGTGTTAAATGGAGATGCTCTAAATGACAATTTATCTTTTAATACAGTTTCAGGTTCAGGAGTAGCAGGAGATAATGCATTTAAAATATTTACTTCATTGTCAGGTTCTTCTGTTATTAATTCAACTGATTATGCATTTGAAGGAAGATCTTCTGAAGATATCACATCAACTTATTACGTTGCAAGAATTACAAATGGTGACTTTAATTTTAGCACTAATCCATCTTTCATAACTGGTTCTTTGGGTGAATTTAAACATTCAATTTTTATTCAAAATCCAAAAACATATATTACTACTGTTGGGTTATACAATAATAGAAATGAATTGTTAGCAGTTGCCAAATCAAGTAAACCAATACCAAAGACATTTGACAACGAAGTTACAATAAAAGTTAAATTGGATTTTTAGGAGGTGAATTCTATTCAATAACTAAACGAGAGTTGTCAAATGTCTTATCTTAATTATTCAAATATACCATCATTCAAAAGAATTGCTCCTGACGATTTTAATATAACTCCATTCACAATGAATAAGTTATGGCAAATTTCAAAATCAGAAGCAAGTTCTTCTTATGGAATTCTTACTTATGAAGCAAGATGTCCAGATAGAGCAAAATACAGAAATGGTATTATACCATACAATGATAGTTTTAAGTACACTCCTGATAAAGAAAATAATATTGATAGAGGTTTATTATGGTATAAGATAAACTCAGATTATTTTTCTGAAGCATACAATTCTTGGTATATCAAAAATTCATCAGAAAAAAGAATATTGTATAATACTGCTTCATTACTAACCATTCCAACCAATATAATAGATCAGCAAATTAAACACAATTCTTTTACATTTAGCACAGGTTCTATGTTAATAATAGATGATGGTGAAGGTGGATTGATAGATACTACATATAATACAAGTTCTTTTGTTAATCCTGATAATTTAGTGAGTTATTGGGGATTTAATGAAAAATATGAAAATGTAGGTAATTCTGTATTGGATATGTCTTTAAATGGCAATAATAATGGCATAATATATGGTAGTGTTAATTTTACAGATGGTATATTAACATCAGGTGATTTTGAATTAAATAGTGGAACTAAAGCAGTATTTGATGGTCAAAGTAGCATTTTGATAGAACACTATAGACAATTATCATTTTATAAGGATGATGATTTTGCTATAAGTTTTTGGTTAGAAGCACCTCAAAATCAACAGAGTTTTACTGGTTCTCAGGAAACTTATAGCATAATATCTAAAAGAACATATCACAAGGATTTAGTATTTAATAAAAATAAAAATGTAATGGAAATACCTTCAGATCACGTTTTTAAGAGTTTTGATGGATGGCCTTATGATATATCCATATTTAGTACTGAAGATGATAGATCAGGTAAAATAAGATTTTCGAGAAAGGGTGGAATAAACGAAACAGTGTTAACAAGTAGCATATATGTTACAAGTTCTCAGCATCATATATTATTTCAAAAAACAGGCTCAACTATAGAATTATATATAGATGGAACTAAAGATGGAGAAATTGAAGATAATGTAAATGGAAATACTTTCAATAATGCATCATTGCTATTAGGTGGATTGTATAAAAATGCTTATGGTAATTTTAGTGGAAGTTTAGATGAAGTGAGAATTTATAATAAAGGTCTTACTACTACAGAAATAAGTGGATTATCAAATAATGATTATGATAATGGATATGCTTATCAAACTAATAAAGTTGGATATATGTATTATTATAATGGCAATATGTTAGTGACTGACGTTAGACCTAAATATAAAAACATTTATAGTGGTGATTGGAATATAACATTTAAGAATAAAATTGAAATGTATGAATATGAAGTAATATGTAAAATTGCACCTACTGAATTTAATATGACACTCAACCCAACCATAAGGGTAAATAATGATGAAAATAATCCAAATCCAAAATCATTTGTTACTTCATCAAGTTGGAATCCTTACATTACTACTATTGGATTGTACAATGATAAGTATGAATTGTTAGCAATTGCAAAAACAGCAAAACCTATACCAAAAAGAACAGATGTACCTATCAATATAATAGTAAGGATGGATATATGATAAAAATAAAGAAAATATTATTAGAAAACAAATGTGTTGAGAAATTTGGACAATATCTGTTTGGGGAGTATAAAGACTATTATAAAAAAGAAATGGAAAAAGATACTAAGCAGGAAAGTGAAATATTCAAAGATATGTTAAAATTTGCCAAAGGTGATTTTGAGCAAGGTAAAGCACCAAGTGGATTTATACAAGCACTTAAACAGTTGCAAAAATGTACTTCACAATATTCTCAAGTATTAACTCCTCCTAAACAAACTCTATATAGAGGAACAGCAGTTGATATGAAAAATTTTATTAAGAAGTATGTAATGACTGATAAATATAAACCAAACACTTGGATGGATTATGAATACAATCCAAGATCTGAAATTCAATCTTGGACTACAGATATTCATACAGCAGAAGTATTTTTAAATACTCATCACAAACCTGAAGATGGTTCTTTAGGTATTCTATTAATGACAAATAAAATAGATGATACATTCTTATTCAATCCTTCTTTTATGAACTTGCTTTATTCTGATGAAAGTGAAGTTTTAAGAATTGGGAAAGGTATGAAATGTAAAATGAAGTTGACTGGAATGGCTGAAGAAATACTAAAAGATTTTATGACTGATGAAGATAAAGCAGCAGTTAGATATGCAAGTAAAAAACAGAAAGATATAGATGATATAATCAAAGGTGGGATGGATCTATACAAAGGCATAGATGGTTATGATGATGAAGATTATTATTAAATAACTGTTGCATATTAGGTTTTTTTTTCGTATATTGCTTGATGGAAAAATTATTAAACATCTTAGAAAAAGTATTAGGTAGAAGCAAGAAGAGTAGTTGGAATAACTATGCTTTTTTCTCTCCATTTACAATACACAGAAAACAGAAATTACAAATTGACTTAACAATTGATAGTGATGTAAATTCAAGACCTATCAACAGATGGCATTGTTGGATAACTGGTAGAAAGGGTATGTCGATATACTCATTATTTAATCAACCTGAACTAAGAGATAGAGTTACACCTGAAATAAGAGAGGAATTAAATTCATTTTTTAAAGATTTGAAATTCAATGTCTTCATTAGGGAAGAAATTAATCAACAGCAAAAGCAATATGAAAATCAATTACCTAAAGAATTTCAATACCTAACTGAACATTCAACTCTCGATGCACAAATAGCAATTAGATATTTATTGAATGAACGTAATCTAACAAAAGATGATATCATAAGGTATGGTATAGGATACTGTCCAAGAGGAAGATATTGTGATAGAGTAATAGTACCTTCTTATGATGAAGGTGGAGTGTTGAATTATTTTATTGCAAGAGATTTCAAAGATGTTCATTATCTAAAATATAGAAATCCAAAGAGAGATGCTAATATAGTAGGATTTGAAAGTTATATAAATTGGAATGAACCAATAATATTGGTAGAAGGTATATTTGATGCAATAGCAGTTAGAAGAAATGCAATACCACTTATGGGTAAACAACTATCTGAAGAATTGAAATACAAGTTGTATGTAAATGATGTTAAGGAAATATATGTAGCATTAGATGGTGATGCTAATAAAGATGCTGTATCTATAATAACATATTTGCAAAATGCAGGTATGGAAGTTTATAGAGTACCAATTTATGAAGAAGATCCTGCTGATTTAGGACATAAGAGATTTTGGGAAAGGATGGAGCAAGCAGTTTTTGTTACATACAAAGAATTAACTAAACTAAAATTAGGATTGTAATGGTAAATAAAAAAATAGATTGTATATTTCATTTGGCAGATATACATATACGTTTATTAAAAAGACATAATGAATATAAAAGTGCTTTTGGAAAAGTTTATAATAAAGCAAAACAATTAAAAAAAGAATTTAACAATCCAATAGTAATAATTGCAGGTGATATTGTGCACGCTAAGAACGACATATCACCTGAACTAATAGATATGGTATATACTTTTATAGATAGATTGTCAAAAATTGTACCAGTATATGTATTTCCAGGCAATCACGACGCTAATATGAACAATCCAGATAGGTTAGATGCTCTTTCACCCATTTTAAAACCACTATTGAATAGTGATAGAGTGTTTTATTCTGTAAATTCAACTAATATTGAATTAGAAAATATAAATCTAATTCATTTTTCACTATTTGATGATGTTTCTGAGTATAGCAAACTAAATAGATCTTCAGATAAATTAAATATAGGAGTGTTTCACGGTCCTATTCACGGATCTTCAACAGATACAGGACAAGTATTAACTAATAATAACTACAAATTAACCATTTTTGATGGGTTAGATGGTGTTTTATTGGGTGATATACACAAAAGACAATGTATGCAAAGAAGAAGCGATGGAAAGCCTGAAATATGGTATCCTGCATCACTAATACAGCAAAATCACGGTGAAACACTGGAAAATCACGGTGGATTGGTATGGAAGATAGATGGAGATGATATTGAAGTAGAAGAATGGAATATCAATCACGATTATGGGTATATAACGATAAATGTAGAAAATGGAATTTTACCAAATGACATTACATTACCTAAAAAACCAAGAATAAGATTATCTGTAAAAAACACTACTACTTCAGAATTGAATGAAATAAAAGCATTTTTGAAAAAGCAATATAAAGTAGAAGATGTTCAAATACAAAAAGATAAATCTAACATATCAACTTACAATTCAAGTGAAGAATATGTAATAGGAAATATGCACGATGTAGCATATCAAAATCAATTAATTAAAAATTATGTCAGTAATAATTTTGAGAATATAATTGATAATGATTTAGATGAATTATATGAAATAAATAATATAACTAACAATCAAGCAAATGTAAATGAGACTTCAAAACACATTAACTGGAAACCTGTTAAATTTGAATTTAACAATACTTTTAGTTATGGTGAAAATAATATAATAAATTTTGAGGATATGAGAGGAGTATTTGGATTATTTGCACCAAATGCAAGTGGTAAGAGTGGATTGCTTGATTCGATTTTATTTTCATTATTTGATAAAACTTCCAGAACTAATGTAGTTACTAAGATTTTAAATGTTAATAAAAAAAACCTTTATACTAAATTCACTTTTTCTATAAATGATAAAATATATGTGATAGAGAGAAAGGGCAAATATCAAAAATATACTAATTCAGTAAAAGTATTAGTTGATTTTTATACATATGATGAGAATGGTAAGGTAATATCTTTAAATGGAGAAAATAGAAATGATACAAATAATATTATACAAACATACATAGGAACATATGATGATTTTATAATGACTACTTTCAACCTTCAAAATTCAAATAGTAATTTTTTAGAAATGAAGCAGACAGAAAGAAAACAAATACTATCTCAAATATTAGATATTAATATATTCAACCAATTATATGAAATTGCAAAAAGTGAATTAAGAACGTTAGAAGTAAAAATTAAGAGTTTGGATGAAGTTAATTTAATTGAAAGATTGTCTAACATTGAAGAAGAATTAATTACAAGCAAAGATCAAATAAAAACATTTGAACAAGAATTGGAAATTGATAAGATAAAATCATCTGAACTTCAATCAAATATATCTAATCTCGAAGGTGAATTGAATGCTTTACAATTTGATCAGAAGTTGATTGTAAAAGAATCAGTTGTAGAAGAAATTACAAATACAAACAAATTACTTCAATCTAAAATTGAAAAAGTAGAAAGTAATTTATCTAAAATTGAACAAGATATATTGGATAATGAAAAAACAAGTGATGAAATAAAAAATAAATTTACAGATAAAAAAATAAAGCAAATAGAATTTTTAAAATTAAAATATGATAAAATTTCATTAGATTTGGATAAAAATGAAAATTTAATTAAATCACATAAAAAGCATTTGCAAAATTCTGAACAATTAAAAGAACATTTATCTCACAAAGAATTTGATCCAAATTGTAATATGTGTATAAAAAATAATAAAACTGAATTGTCTAAAATAAACGAATTAAATTTAGAAATAACTAAATTGAACAATTTAATAGATAAACATACTTTAATTAGTCAAGAACATTCTAAATTCTTAAACGACAATTCTAATGTTATATCAGAATATGAAGAAATGCAACAGTTCACATTGAAGACAAAAACAATTGAAAATGAAAATTATAATAAATTAAAACAAATAAATTCTTTAAAAGATGAACTTACTTCATTAAAAAATAAACTTGAATTTAATCTTAATTACATTAAAATTTATTATGAAAATAAAAATAATATTAATAAAGCATTAGAAATAAAATCCAACCTTCAGAAGTTGAGAGAACAATATGAACCTCTAAAAAGACAAATAGAAAAGAGTAATAAATTGTATTATGAATTGGGATTAAAAATTGGAGAATTAGAAACTAAATATAAAATAGAACAAAATAATTTAGAATTACTACATCAACTAAAACACTCATACAGGATTTATGACATTTATATGAAAACTGTTTCTAAAAATGGACTACCTACCTTTATAATAAATAGTGCTATTCCTATAATAGAACAAGAAGTAAACAGAATATTATCTCAGTTAGTTGATTTTAGTGTATTGATTGATACATCAGACAATAATATAGAAATGATTATTGCTTATGATGAAAATAATTATTGGCCTTTAGAATTATGTAGTGGAATGGAAAAATTCATATCAGCAATATCTGTTAAGATTGCTCTTCACAATGTTATGAATTTACCTAAACCTAATTTCATTGCAATAGATGAAGGATGGGGTAGTCTTTCAAGTGACAATCTTAATAATATTTTTATGTTATTTGATTACCTTAAAACTGAATTTGATTTTGTCATCATAATATCTCATTTGGAAAGTATGAGAGATCTTGTGGATGGTCTAATTGAAGTAAATAAAATTAATGGGTTTAGCAGCATCAAAATAGTGTAAAATATATCGAAGTGCATATTTATATGTATGGCAAATAAAAGAAAATTAACTAAAAAAGATTTGTGGTATTATCAATCACTAATTGATGATAAATCAGAAAAATCACCTGATTACTTTGATATAGTGACTTTACCAACTATCTTTACAGCAGGAAAAAATTTAATTAGAATAAAAGCCAACCAAAACACTATGTTGGTTGGTTCCACTATATATGTGGAGATTTTAGATGCAAATGATGAACCAGTATATTACGAAATACTTGATATAATAGATGATGATAAATCAAGAATAATATCTGTTTATATTTATGATGATACTGCTTCAGGAGATGCTAAGTTTACTCTATTAGGAACAGCATTTAAAGATGCAAATGGAAATAAATTAGATGTTAGTTCTCCAAATGTAAAATTTACCAAATCAATTCCTATTCAATATAGATCTGACAATGAGAGTGAAATTATCTTTGATAATTCTAAACAACCTCAAATTAACATTGAAGAAAAAATATTACCTTATATTGAAACTAATTACACAAATGGAAAATATATAACAGATATAGATTCTATCAATTATAATAGAGGGACAATTACATTAAATGGCTTAACATTTAATGAATATATGTTAAGTGGTTCAGTTTATTTAGATGCAGTTCCTGGTTTTTCACAACCATTTAGTTCAAGTATAGTTGAAATATACAACAATAAAAAAGCAAGAATACATCCTGAAGTTGGTACAAATTCACCATTTAGTACATTTCAAACTAATGCTTCATTTTATTATAAGGCAAGTGGAAGTCAAACTACCACACAACACAAAGTATCTTATGCATATGTGAATATAAGCAATCTCCAACCATTAACTGGTGATGTTTCTTCTATAAGAGCATTCATTAAAAATTCAGGAGAGAAAAAAGACAATTGGGATATGATAGATGAATATAGAGTAGAACCTCCTGAACTACTTATAGATACTTCATCTCTTTCAACACCCAATCTAAAAATAGGAAATATAACATCACAATCCTTAGTTGATAATTATTATTCTGTCATTTATCATAATAATAATTCAAATGTTAATTTAGTTCATAATATTAATTCTCTATTCAATAGTATTGAAACATCTTATAATGAATCGATTGGTGATAACACATTTTCTATAAAAATAAATAAAGAGTTATATCTATCAAGTGATACATCATATAAAATTAACTTTACAAGTTATACAGTTAATGATGAAAACTACAGTTCAGAAAATGAAATGAGATTATATATAAGTGGTAGTGCTTTTAAAAAGACTAATGATGGAGAAAATATAGGACTTAACCTACTAACAATTAATAAAAATAATGGAAGTAGGTATAAAGGCGATTTGATAATTACACCTGATGAAGATGGATATGCAAACTTATTGTTTAATGTTAGAGGTGGAAAGTGGTTTATTTCAGACATAAGTATTAAACCATACGTTGATAAAGGATTTACTCCAAATGATATCAACATAACACTTTCAATTCCACCTAAACATAGATTTGATTATGCAGATTTTAAATTTGAACATATCAATCCTTCTGGAAAAATTAGCAAATTATATTCAATTAAAAATGATGTATTTTTAACTGGTAGTAACTATTATATTTATGGAGATGATAATTTAGTATCTGGTTCAACTACAGTTGGTACAGAATTAAACAAAGGTATTTTATTAAGTGGAAATAGTGATAAAGGTGCAATAAAAACACACCAATATACTAATTTAGAAGATGAAGAAAGTGGAAATGGAAATGGTGGAATAAACCTATATTCTGACAATTCTGGTGATATGGGAATGGAAATGTTTAGTTCAAATGGAATGTATGGTTCTAAATTTGGAAGTAATCACGTATATTCTCAACGTCCTGGTTTTACAGAAATGTACAGCAATTACTCTTCAAATGCATTAAATCAAGTTCCAACATTTGGACGTTCAATCGTAATGTATGTCAGCACATCAGTGGGATATCCAATAGGGACTTTAGTAACGTTAAATTCAAATGGAGAGATAACTGGTAGTGGATTACGTCAAGTAGAGGTTGAACCTGAAGTTTTTGAAGAAATATTGATCCCTCCAAATGCAATTGCTCTATCTCCTACAGCAAGTGAAAATTATAGAATATTATTACAAGGAGTGTATAAGGACAATTTCTTTAATTTTGAACCAGGAAAGCATATTTATTATGATGGAACTTTTTTAACTACGAATGTACCAGTTTCTTCTTCAAGAACAATAGGATTAGCATTAGATAGTAATGTGGGATATTTTGATTTTGTAAATTCAAGACTAAATCAAGATGGATTATTTTCATCTTCTCAACAAGTTGATTTTGAATTAATTTCAAATGTACCAGAAGGGTTAGTTTCTTCTTCCGAACAAGTATTTTACCCTTTGATTTCAGGCATACCACCTGGAATAGTTTCATCATCTGCTCAAATAACTGATTTAGGATTTAGCATTTCAAGTTCTGATCAAATACTATTAGGTAATAATTTAATCTCTTCATCTGATCAAATAACAGACTTAGGATTTTTAACTGAAAGTCTAAGTTATAGTGCAAGTGCAAATGGTGGATTGGTAATGACTGGTTCAGAAGATAATCAAATTCAGATGGACATTCACAATCTATTAGCAATCAATAAATCTACAATAGATGGATATGGTGACGCCGCATCAATTGTATATTTACCAATTGCCATAACTTCTTCAGTTGATCTTCATAGAAAGATAACATTACAGACATTGACTAATTTAATGACTGGTAACTTTCAAAAGAAAGAAACTTGGGCTACTTATGATATTACTACTACACCTGCAGATGGTAGTATATCAGTTGATGACGATTATCACACTCTTATACATTTAGGAGTTTTAACATTCAATTTAAGTGCATTCGATACTGGAAGTTTTCAAGAAGGTATATTTCATAGAGTAGTGTTGGACTGTTCGGCTTCTGGAGGTGGAACTACCATAAGTGATGATATAAATGACTACACAACAATAGGAACACCATTCATTTTAAATCAAGGTGACAGAGCAGAAGTAAGAATGTATAAAGATGGAGAAAATACAACCTACAGTGTACACGAAATATTCGTTTAAAATAACCACTTTTTATTAAACTTTATGTATTTATACAGTAGTATTGGGATATTAAAATGGCATTATTCAAAAGTCAGAGAGATGCAGCATTTTTCAGAAGAATAAATGAAGAACTCATAAATAAAATTTATGATGTGAGGATAGGATACTATCAAATAGAAACTAATAATACAAAATCAAACATTTACAATGAATCTGTTGATAGATATTATTACCAACCTATCTGGATACCTGCATTAGTATCAAGAGATGATTATTCTTACAGCACTACAGATTTAATTGACATTGATCAAACTGCAAATTTCTATTTCTTATTAGATACTTTGTTAGATTTAGAAGTTAATCCAAAATCAGGTGATGTAATAGAATATAATAAACAATTTTATGAGATAGATGCTACAAAAGAAAATAAATTTACTGGAGATAGTAATCCACATACTACAGAAAGTGAAATTAAATATGGATACAATGTATCTATTGTTTGTGAAACACATTTAACAAGAAACAGCATAGTTAATATAGTAAATTATAAGATGGGGTTAGATGAAATAAATGATTTCAATTTACCAAGCAATGTGTAATGAGTGATAAATAATGGCTAAAACTAAAATAAGAAGAACTATATCTTCTCACAATGATGACAAGGATGTTGATTCAGTAGTAATAGAAAAGCAAAGAAGAAGTGATCAAGTAAGAAGAGATGATGACAATATTCAAACTCCTACAGTTGATTTGGAGAATATTGATACTTCTATTATTAGATATATTCAAGATGAAATCAAACCTACCTTAACGATCAACAATAAAGTAGTAAATGTTCCTATAATATACAGTTCAGGTGAGAAGTGGTCAGACATACAAAGACTTGGAAATTTTAGAAATATTGATGGAAAAGTACATCCACCTCTAATAAGCATAAAAAGAACTTCTATAAATGAAATTTCAGAATTACCAAGAAATAATGTAATAAAGGATAAAGCAAACAATGTATTATTGACTACGAGATATACTCAAAAATCAAGATATGATAGATTTTCAGTATTACATAATCAAATTCCTAAGAAAGAAGTATTTTATGTAAATGTCCCAAAGCATATAGAAGTTAGTTATGAAATTAAAATTTGGTGTGATAAGCAAGTTCATTTGAACAAAATTGCAGAAGTGATATTTCTTCATAGTGGTAGAGCATTTGGTGATAAAAATCAATATAAATTTATAACATCAACAGATAGTGTATCTTTTGATTCTTCAAATGATAGTGGTACAGATAGAATAATAAATGGTAATATATCATTAAAAACTAAAGCATATTTAATACCTGAAAATGATGGTTTGAAGAATAATCTAAAAAAAGGTATTTCAATTGGTAAGGTTGAATTCACTACTAATTTAACTGACGATATAAGTAAGAGTTATACTCAGTCACCTACAGAAGAGTTAAACGACAGATATGCAAATAGTATTGATATGGCAATTTCCTACTTAAATGAAAATAATTATGGTAATTCTCCTTCTAACATTGGATTTGCAAATATATCTGCATATGATGTAAATAATGAAATAGTAAATTTAAAACCACTTTCAAGAAATGACACATTATTAATATCAGGTAGTGGATTTCTATTGGAGGTTGATCAGCAGTTAAGAAAAATAACATTTACCAATAATCCTGCTGATTTTTTAATTCCTAATGGAACAATCTCAAGTTCTCAACAAGTGTTGGATTACAATTTATTTTTAGAAAAGAGTGGAAGTGGAGTATTATCATCTTCTAATTTATCTATTAGTGAAGAAGGATTAATAATTTCAAAAGGAAATACATTCAATAATATTTCAGATACTACAAAATTATTAACAATATCAACTAATAATTACGATTCATTACATCTAAACTACAATATTAAGTCTTCAACTGGAGGAGCATATAGAGCAGGTAATGTAACTTTTATTTGGGATAATCAAGCAAATAGAGTAACACATATAGATACACATACAGAAGACATAGGATTATCAACTGGAGGTGTATTATTTTCAGCATCATTCGATGGGACAGATATAGACATATACTCAACGATAAGTGGAGGATTATGGAATTTGAAAGTAGGTGGAATGGTATTATAATTTTATAAAATATTCATACTTATGTAAAAGCAAATGAGTAAGAAGTGACTAATCAATTTAAAATAAAAAATGGTTAAATAATAGAAGGTGTAAAAAGTGGATAATGTTTCTAACCTTGGATTTAATAATATATCTGTATATAATGTAAACAATGAAATAGTGAACTTAAAACCACTTTCAAGAAATGATACTTTGTTGATATCAGGAAGTGGATTTTTATTAGACGTTGATCAGGAATTGAGAAAAATAACATTTACCAATAATCCTGTTGATTTTTTAATTCCTAATGGAACAATCTCAAGTTCTCAACAAATTTCAGAATACGATCTATTATTAGAGAAGAGATGGTAATGTATTATCATCTTCTAATTTATCTATTAATGAAAATGGGATAATAATTTCAAAAGGAAATACATTCAATAATATTTCAACTACTACAAAATTATTAACAATATCAACTAACGATTATGATTCATTACATCTAAACTATAATATTAAGTCTTCAACAGGTGGTGCATATAGAACTGGCAATGTAACTTTTATTTGGGATAATCAGGCAAACAGAATAACTCATACAGATACTCACACACAAGATATAGGTTTATCGACAAGTGGTATAATTTTTTCAGCATCTTTCAATGGGACAAATATAGATATATATTCATCTGTAAATGGAGGTTTATGGAATATTAAAGTAAATGGAATGGTGTTGTAATTTTTAAATATTATATACTTATATAAAAAACAAATGAGGAAAAAAAGTGGCTAATCAATTTAAGGTAAAAAATGGTTTAGTGATAGAGGGAGTACAAGGCAGTTCAACTCTGTTAGATTTAATGGTAATTAACACTACTACTGGTTTAGTTGAAAGTAGAAATCAATTACCATCATCTTCCATTACTAATTTTGATACTGCAGTAAGTGCATCAGCAGCAGCATCAGGATTTGGCAATTTTACATTAGTTGGTACTGGAGTTTATTCATCTTCAACTCAAATATCTAATTTAGATGTATTCTTAGAAAAAACTGGTGATAATGTAATTAGTTCATCTGCTCAAGTTATTTACAGTCAAATTGATCAAATACCAGGTGGTATTGTTTCATCATCAACTCAAATACAAGGATATAACTTATTCTTGTCAAGTTCTAATCAAGTATTGTTGGGTAATAATTTAATTTCATCATCTCAACAAATAACTAATTTAGGATTTAATATTTCATCATCTGATCAAATATTGTTGGGTAATAATTTAATTTCCTCATCCACACAAATATCTAATTTAGGGTATTATAAGAGTGGTTCAAGCGTAATATTAAAAAATATAAATTTTGATGGATCAATAACAGCATCAAATTTAAGTTCAAATGGTACTGAAAGAACTCCTTTAGTAATAGATGGTGCAGGTAATATATATGTAGGTGCTGATTATACTGCAGATACTGGAGAAGGTTCTGTTACTATGACAGCACCAGATACAGCAAATGCAATATTAATTTCTGTAGCATCAGGTAGTAAAGAAATTCAACAAATTGATACTACAGCAGACTTTTTAGGATTTGGTATTCAAAATTTAGGGCCTATTCTATCCAGCAATATAGTATCATCATCTGCTCAAATTCAAGGATATGATTTATTCTTAGAAAAAACAGGCGATAATGTTATATCTTCTTCAGCACAAGTCACTTACAGTCAAATTAGTGCTATACCAGGTGGAATAGTTTCATCATCTGCTCAAGTACAAGGATATAATTTATTCTTATCAAGTTCTGATCAAATATTATTAGGTAATAATTTAATTTCTTCATCTCAACAAGTAACTGATTTAGGATTTAGCATTTCAAGTTCTGATCAAATACTTTTGGGCAATAATTTAGTTTCATCTTCTGCTCAAGTACAAGGATATGATCTATTTTTAGAAAAAACTGGTGATAATGTAGTTACTTCATCTGCACAAATCATTTACAGTCAAATTAGTAGCATACCTACTGGAATTGTAAGTAGTTCAGCACAATTAGGCTTATCTGAAACAGATGATGTTAACTTCAACTCACTAACAGTTAAACAAATTATTGCAGAAGAATTCATAGTTAGTTCTTCAGTTACTTACTTAACTCAGTCATTTAGTTCAGGTTCAACTAAATTTGGTGATACTTATGATGATACTCACGAATTTAGTGGTAGTGTTTCTATAAGTGGTAGTTTTGCCTTAAATGATTCAAGTGGAAATCCAATATTTGAAATTGGAAATGATGGAGTATTGAAACATACTTCAGCAACTGGTACTGGTTTAACTGGTGATACTGACATTTTATCAGTATCGAGAACAGATTATAAGTCGCTACACGTAACATATCATTTATATAATAATACCAATACTGCTTTTAGGGCAGGAATGGTGAATTATGTATGGGATAGTACTACTGACTCCTACGTATATACAGAATTTACAACGACTGATTTAGGAACAACAACATCTGACGTTGAATTTTCAGGATCTTTCGATGGAACTAACTTTAAATCTCAATTAAAAATTGCAAGTGGCACTTGGAACGTTAAAATGAGAGGAAATGTATTATAAAATTTTAAGATAATTGATTTTATTCTTGGAAAGTGAAAAGGATAAGTAATGGCAAATGAATTTAAAGTAAAACGTGGTCTAATAATAGACAATGTTCAAGGTTCTTCATCATCTGAAGAATATTTAGTAGTTAATAATGGATTAGTGGAGAGTAGAGCACTTCCAAGTGGATTAATAAGTGGTTCTTCACAAATTTCTGATTTAGGACTTGTCGATACAACTGGAACTCCTCTAAATAATCAGTTAGCAGTATTTACTGATTCAAACACAATTGAAGGTGATCCAAACTTAGTTTGGGATGGTAGTAAATTAGCAATAAATGGTTTAATAAGTGCATCATCTATTACTGCTAATTCTGTTACAGCATCAGTATTCTCTGGTTCTTACTTTGATTTTGATCCATTACCAGATGGTTCCGAACCAGTATGGAAAGAAGGTAGAGTTTTCTATTCAGCCGAAAATGGTTCTTTATCAGTTTATAATTCAGAATCTGATATTACACTACAGGTTGGACAAGAGTTTTACATAAAAGCAAAAAATGGTACTCTTAGTACTATGCTTAATGGAACTCCAGTACGAATTTCAGGATCTAATGGACAAAATCCAGTAATTTATCCTGCAGTTGCTGAAGATCACTCAGCAGGTAACGTTTCATTTGAGAATCACATTATAGGCATAGCCACACACGATATAAATGGTAATGGAATAGGATTTGTTACTGAAAAAGGATTAATAAATGAAATAAATACTTCAGCATTTAGTGCTGGAGATATACTATACCTTCAAACTGGTTCTCCTGCAACACCAGAAGCATATTATAGAAATACACCTCCACCCTTTCCATATGATATTGTTCAAGCAGGATATGTAGTTAAAAGTCATTCTTCTGAAGGTATAATAGCAGTTGATCCTAAAGAACCAATACACTTTGGAAATATTTCAGGATTATCAGGTTCATTAATTCCTGACGTTGGAGATTTGTGGATTTATCAAGCAAATAATGCTTGGACTCATACTAAGACATTGTCAGGTTCTTATGTTATTTCAGATGGTTCTTTAACTGCTAATTCATTTACAGGTTCATTATTTGGTACATCTTCTTATGCTTTAAATGCTCATACCTCTTCATATGTAGAATGGACAGATGTAAACAATATACCAAGTGGATTAATAAGTGGTTCTTCACAAATAACAAACCTACCTACATCTTCAATTAGCAATTTTGATACAGCAGTAAGTGCTTCTGCTGCAGATGCAGGATTTGGAAGTGGAGGTGGATCATCAACAGCAGAGTATAGCAACATTCTGAACTTAACTGGAAGTTATACTTTACAAGTATCAGATGTAAATAAATATATTCGTAATACTACTACGTCCTCATTAACAGTTACAGTTCCATCGAGTTCAACACAAGCATTCAATGTAGGAACTATAATTAATCTTGCTAATAGATCAACAGGTACTCTTTTAGTAGGTATAACGACTGGTGTTACTATAAACGGAGAAGTTGCAGGTTCATTCGATATAAATGGAATGGCAACTTTAGTTAAAATTGATACAGATGAATGGGATTTATTAACTAACAATGATAGATACTATTTATGGGCATATTTATCACACTCAAGTTCTAATTATGATTTAACAAATAAACACGTTAAGATAATGGTTACGGCAGGTACTTCTATAAGTTTGGATTCTATATTAGATTTTACAACAGTTACTTCGACGAGTGAACACAAAGTTCAAGTAGTCAATGGTACTGGTGGTAATTTGGACATTAATACTGGACAGAAGAGTAATTTTGCTGGAGTATATACTATAGGATCTGGAGTACAAACTAAATTTTTAGTTGATAGGGATGGTGATAACCTTATTAATATTGGAAACGCAGGAGTATATGCATAATGAGTAGTTTAGCAGGTTTATGTAATCCAGTAGCAATTCAATCTTATATGAATTTACCTTTGAAAGGTGATACAAACGACTATGGCACAGGTGCAAATAATCCAAGTAATACAAGTGTTACAACTACGACAGGTCAATTTGGAGAAAGTAATGGCGCTCATAGTTGGAATTCTGCTTCCGATAGATTGAGTTGGTCAAATTCAGTAGGAGATTATATAGCAGGATATATAAATTCAAATTCTTGCACAGTAATATTTTTTGTAAATTTAACTGATAGCGATTGGAGCACTGGTAGAATATTTAGCCAATGGGGCAACTCAGGTAATAGGAGTTTTAGATTGAGTTATACTGCACTTTCGATATACAATAATTTTGCTGCTACTATATCGAGCGATGGTACAAATAATACGTATAATGAGTCATCCACACAACAAATTTCAGCAAGAGGTAGTTGGAATGCAATTGCTTTAAAATATGATGGCAAACAAAGGATATATTTCAATGGTTCAGAAATTAATGATGCAACTCCTACAGATTACACCACACCTTACAATTCATCTGAATCTTTTACGTTAGGTAATGATTTAAGTTCTATAGTAAATGGTTTTTTAGGATCAATGCATACTTTTAGAATATATGAATCTCAATTACAAGATGGTGAACTTAGAATGATAGATCAACAAAAAGGACAAATAATATGATATGTTTTTACAAAGATAATTTAGGAAGAATTAAATTTGGTGATTATGTAATTCCACCAACATTAAATGAATATACAACTCTAAATAGTATATCAAATAAAACTTATGGAAAATTAAACTCAGCCCAATTGGAAAGATATTACGAAGAAGTAGAATACAATAGAGATCCTAAATATGTAATAGAAGGTATAGAACCTGAACCTTACGTTCCTACATTAGATGATTTAAAGAATGACAAAAAAAATGAATTGTCTTCTAATTATAAATCTAAGATAGACGAGGGATTTACATATACTTTAAATTCAACTGAATGTGTTTTTAATTTAGATGAAAATACTATGGAAAATATTTTAAGGCAAAGAGTTGATTGGGATTTTCAAAAAGATCAATCTGACTATGATTCAGAATTACAATTCTTCG